GTTGTCAGCAGAATATGATCAGCGATGAGTGTGCCGGCAGTGATCTTGTCCGCTTCGATCTCCACAGCGTCCAGGAAATCGACCATCTCAGTACCGACCTGCACCGATTTGATGATGCCGGTCCGGACATACATATTGTGGGCGTTCAGTGTGGTCACGTTGGCCAGCGCTATGTCCGCATACCGAATATCGGCTGTCGTTGCTGTGAGGGCTGTGACTTCCAACGTCCCGACACGTGCTACAATGCCGTCGACAGCGTCCTGCATACTCACTTCCGTGATGGTAGGATCTTCTCCCTCTTCGCCTTCTTCGACCTCGATATACACGACATCGTCAGCCTGGACACCATGCACATATATGCCTTTGATAGATCCATCCGTGTTGGTCTTCTCTTCCCACGCATCCGCTGCCTTGTTCAGCCTGTCCTGCAGCTCCTCGAATGTCAGGACCGTGTTGGACAGCTCGCAGCTGTTCTTTGTCGGATTGTCCGGATACTCTTTGAGCTTGACGATCCTCTGGCTGTCCCGCACGCCGGAAACACCGTCGACTATGTCCACGGTGTCGCCGATCTGGAAGGCCAGGAGCGAATACACACCAGACATCTTAGCCAGATCCCGGATCTCAACGCTGTACGAGATCTTAGGTTTTGACAGATCTTCCAGCTTCTTTGTGGCGTCTTCCTTCAGGGACGCCGCGCTCTCATAGCTGGTATCCTCCCAAACAAATGTCCGGACCTTGTTCGAATACTGGAAATTCGTCAGGTAATTGCTCCCGCTGTTCACGGAAGAAATCCGCAAGCCATCCTTTCCGATCGGGAGGATCCGCGTATAGTAGTCGTAGCTGTCCATCGTCGTGCTGAGTTTGGACAGGTTCAGACCTCTGCGCAGGTATGCCCCTTTGTATTCCCCAAGCTCTTCCAGGAAGTACACTATCTTGTTGATCGTGTCATAATAGAACTCGCACATGAACGCGTCCCGGATCTTCTCTATGATCTGCCTGGGGCGGGCATTGAACGTCTGCACGCTGCGGATTTTTGACGCTACATCCTCGTCGACCACAGCGGTCCATCCGGTGCCGGCCAGGGCCGCGTTCGCCATCAGCTGGATCGTTGTGTTCTCCGCAGTGAATTTGTCTATTACATCCGCTTCAAGTGCTTCCAGGTCGAGCTGGCATACCACATCCGTGCCCTCGACGCCCGGGTGAAGTTCCTTAACGACAAACCGGTCAGACTCCGTCTCGATGTAATATTCATTCTGCAGAACACCCGGCGACAGATATGTGAAGGAGAGCGTCTTGTCTGCCGTTTTCAGGTCTGTTTCTATGTTCAGGTCCTCATAGTTCATGAGGTAACTGACAAAGACCTTCGCTGTGTTGTACAGTCTCAGCATATCCGCCTCCTCATACAAACAATGGCCGCACCGTGACCGTTATGGCCATCAGCCTGTTGCTGCAGGTTATGGTCGTCTTCCCGGGCTTCAGTGCGGGCAGCTCCCACATGTCTACCATCTTGAGGGAGCCGTCTTCCGTGATCAGCCCGGTGATCCCGTCCAGGACGATCTTTTTATTCTGTGTCACGTCCGGGATCGCCACCGGCATATCCGCGCCCGTTACCGGGTTGCGGCAGATACCGGTCAGCGTGATCTCCGACGCAGTGATCCCCGGCGTAATCTCGACCACGCAGGGAGATGCGGCCGTGCCGGGATTGATCATATCCAGTGTCACGTTGCTCGTCGTCTGGGTGCCATCTTCCGAGATATCATCCCCATACTCATAGCACTCAAATTCCAGATCCAGATTGTGCCATCTCTGTTTGGCCACTTCAGTCTCTTTGTGCGACTTCAGTACCCCGCAGAAATGATGTGCATTCTTATCCAGGTCGATCGTCACCGGACCGGTAAACAAACCGAGGAGCTCCGACCTCTTTTCCAGGATCGCGCTCCTCGTTTTTCCCTTTATGACCAGTGTGATACTGACTGATTTGAAGCCCGGCGTACAGATCCCCATGAACGGCAGGACATCGCCGGTTAGCCATTCATTGGAAAATTTGAAGCTCTGATGACCGACCGTCACGCGGTGCTGCCTGGCTCCAAACTTCCGGATATCTATTCCGTTGATTTTCATACCCGCATCCTCCTGCTCCTTCTGGCCATCTCTATCGACATGTTATCAGACATGGCCTTGGTGACAAGGTCTTTGTCCAGGTATGTGTTCCTGCTGTCCTCAATGTGCGGAAGGTATTCGGCCATCAGGTTGAACATCTTCTGCAGCAGTCCTTCACCTGTGTTACCACCACCGGCCGTTGCAGGGGATACCGCTGTAAGCCTGCTGTTCAGTACCGCAGCGCTTGCCGTGGAACCGACCATCTGGCCAACATAGGCACTCATGACCGCCTGCTGCCGGTTAATCTGCGCCAGGAATTGAGCCGGCGCAACCGCTCCCCACTGCCACAGGTTTTCCGTCAGGTTCGCCGGGACGATAGCTGAGCTTGCCGGGATCCTGGTCAGCACGGCATTGTCCGCCCTGCTGATCACCATCTCTGACCCGAGGCCTTCCTCATCCATCCATACCGGGACATGTTTCGTACCGGACCGCCAGCCTTTCGCCCTCATCGCGTTCAGGATGGCTGTTCTCTGTGCTCCTGTGGAATTCTTGCTGACAGACACGCCGAATAGTTTTCCAAGTTTTTCTAATATCGCGTTATTTTTCATTTCGCCTATATCATATCCGAAAGTTTCAATGATATGGTTTCTTAATGAAGCATACGAACTATTCGTTTTGCTCGTCTTCTTTCCGGCTGATACGATAGCCTTTATCTTATCCCCCCACTGCGCTTTCTCAACTGCCGCTGCCTGTGCGGCTGCTGCAGCCTGTGCTGCGGCCTGTGCAGCTGCTGCTGCCTGCGCTTCTGCTTGCTGTTGCTGCGTCTGCGCTGCAGCGGTCTGTATTGCTTGGGCAGCAGTCTGGTTGCTGTTTGCAATTGCCTGGACAATGGTTGCAGTCTGATCAGATGCAATCGATCGAATGCTCCCAGCCAGTGATGCTACCTGTGCATTCAGGTTTGTATTCACCCCGGCTACAGCCTTTGTGTACTCATTCGTCAGGGTTTCTATCTCGTTGGATATACGGGTGGCCAGGTCCTGTGTATCATCGGTTGCCTGCTGCCTGGCCAGGTCCATCTTCTTCTGGTATGCAGTATTGTATTCTGCAAGTTCCTTATCAGACAGACTGTTCAGCGCATAGATGGCAGCCGATTCATTCGGGCCCTTCTGTGTCAGCTCTTCCATCAGGTTATCACTGAGGATCCCCCTGCCTCGGAGTGCCGTAAGCTGTTCCATCCAGAACTGATATCCTTCAGCCTGGGTCTTCAGGTTGAACAGCAGCTCCTGGCCTGTTGCTGCTTCCGATGTATATTCGTCAAACAGGTCGAACGCGCCGGCAATCTCGTTCATTCTGTCCGTAATGGCCGTCTCAAGTTCTTCCCGTTTTTCCTTTATGGAATCATTGTAGTCGTCTTCCAGGTCTTTCAGTTTGTCATAATATCTTTTCTTTGCGTCCAGGTATTTCTCGTCCGCTTTCAGCCGGTCTTCCGTACCTTGTGCGTACTGCTGACGAACAATATCCCAATAATCCATCAGTGCTTTTTCCGATGTCTCCTGATAGATCTGGAAGGAATCGAGCAGATCCGATGCCACATCAAATCCGCCGATCTTTTCCTTGAGGTTCTTTATCTTCTGCGCCGCCTGGACATAAGCTGTGGTTCCCTTTTTCAGGGAGGCCTGGACTTTCTGCCAGTAGGCAAGCTCAGCCTCGATGCTCATGTCCTCGTTCATCGTCAGGCGGTCAAAATAGTCCTGCGCTGCGGACAACACTTCGCCGTAATAAGTCTCCGCGTCCTTCTTAACTTTCTTCTTTTTCTTTCCGGATCCGGTGGTCGTATACAGGCTGACGCCAAATCCGGAATTGATCAGCGCCTGCTCATATGCAGCTGTTCCCTTCTGGGTGACCTTGGCCACCTGCGTCCAGAAGTATTTCTCATTGGCCAACGTCGTCTTGTGGCTCTTCTTGTATTTCTGCAGCCACTTAGTCGCGGCGAGGTATGTGTTGTTGGAAAGATCCTCCGCAGCTGCACCGACTACGCCTTTGGTCTGCTTAATACCAAACGCCATACCTTTGCCGATCTGATGGCCAACTTCCTTCTGGAATTTCTTGGAAGGTGATTTAATATCCAGGGCTCGTTTTGCCGCTGCCAGTGCCTGGGCTGCCATATTTGCAGCGGCGCTAATGGCGTTGGACTGCCCCAGAGCGATACCTGTGGCCAGACCGGCGGCCATATTGGAACCGACTCCCTGCCATTCACCGACTGTGTTATTGGCAGCGATCCTCGCCACATCAGCCACGGTTTTCCCTGCCATATTTGCCTGTGTTGCACCAGATGTGATGCCTGACGCGAATTTCTTTGCGGCATCCGCTCCGGTGGTCGAGAACGCATCTGTCTGTACTGCGGCTGCAGCGGCTTCCGTTACTTCCGTGAGTGCTGTAACGACCTCTTCCTGGCCCTCGCGCACTCCATTCGCAAGCGGAGTGGTAAATGTTGTCTTGGCGGCCTCTGTCATTGCGCTGGATGTATCTGCAGATGTAGCAATGGACTCAATAAGCTGATCATATGCATCTTGGACATCTGCCGTTCCGTCAGCGATCGCTTCGGCCAGACCATCAGGTATATCGGCACCGGCTTCTTTTGCTACGTCAAGCACACCCTCCATGGCCCCGGTAATGGCTCCATTCAAGGCACTCTCGACCTCGCTTTCGTTCAGCTCTCCTTTTGCAATAGATTCCGTAAGACCGTCAGGGATGGTTGCACCGACCGATTGAGCCGTCTCAACAAGTCCCTGGATCTTCGACTGGATCTCTGCGTCTGCTCCGGAAAGACCGGTGTTTATCGCGTCAGACAGGGCTGAAAAATCTGCATCACTGGATCCGAGAGATCTAAGGCCATCAGCCAGGGCCATCCGGTCTCCCGCAATCATCCGGGCAATATCGTCCTGCATGTTCATGGCCTGGACATACCCATTCGACCATTCTGTCAACAGTTCCGAGCCGTTATCCTGCTCCAGTGTCTTAACAATGTGCTGAAGTACATTGGCGCCCTCTGTGCCCATGCCCTCCAGATAATCCATGAACTCCGGAGCGATCTCTTTTCCGACATGCTGAGCCACGATCTGAAGGTTGTCAGAATAGTTCTGCAAGCCCTCGATCTGTGACTTCATGTGCGCATTCATTTCTTCGACTGTCTGATCCGTTCCTCCGGAAAAATCCGAGAACAGGTCGAAGTTCATGGAACTCCTTGCTTCACTGAGCAGGTTGTTCCAGGCGTCTTTAATACCCTGGGCGGATGTCTCGACCGCGTTACGGTATCTCTCGACGTCAGCCTTCATCCTTTCCGTCATCTCCGAAAAGCTAGCTTTCAGCTTCTCAGTGATACCCATTTTATCGTTGAGCCCCTGCAGGCTCGTGATCACAGCCCCGGCGATCACTCCGAATGCCTTAATGCTGTCTCCGGACTCCTCGAAAGACTCACCGGCTTCTTCTGCTTTTTCTCCGGTTTCTTCTGTCTCCTCTTCAAGTAGGCCCATAGCCGAAAGAACGCGGTTTATGATATCCGGCTGGTTCCCCAATTCTTCAGTCGTCTCCTTGACGCCTTTCCGCAGGTCACGCCACGCACCATAAGCCTTATGGTGTGTCGACTCCGCTTCTTTGAGCTTTGCCTCACTGTCAGATATCGCATCCTGCCAGCTCGTCTCGCTTGTGACCAGGATGCCAAGATCTTCAGCATATTTGATGATACCGGCTCTTGTCTGTAATGCTTCTTCGCGCTCTTCCTCTGTTGCCATCGTATCGTTGATAACATCGGTGAGCTCGTTATACTGCTGATGCATTTTACTAAGCTGCGTCATACGATCTTCCGCGGCTCTTTTATTTGACCACGCGACATCACGGGCTTCTTCAGCCTTTGCCAGCTCCAGCTCAGCTTCATACAGTTTATTGACCATCTCCTGCTGGGTCGCAACCTGGGCATCTATGATCATCTGGCGCTGCTTTGCTTTGATCAGTGCTTCAACTTGTTCAGTTGTCTTGTTAATGCTCCCTGTCTCTTCATCGTACGCATCCGCAAGTTCCGGAATGAACTGAGACAATTCCTGAACCAGCGTACGCATCTCATAACGCTGGGTATTACTTTTATCTTCAATCTCATTCAGTTTGATCAGCCTGTCGCCGAGTGCGCCAATCACGGCAGACTGGTTTACCGTCTCCGAGATATATGCATTTGCTGCATCCCGTGTATTATTAAGGTTGTCCGCAGCTTTCTGAACCTGGTCGATATATTTCTGCAGGCCGGACACATCCGGATCAAGTGTCATAGCGTCGATCGCATCACCCGATTCCAGGATCTTATCCAGATAATCCTGCAGGCCGGTCGGGTCGTCTGTAGCCAGATCCATGACGTTCAGCGTCGGAGAGATCGTAATACCGTCCGCTTCCTCCTGCGCATCTCTGATCGCCTGCATATAGTCGTCCAGCGGCTGCGTGTTGGGCGACAGAGCATCGGTAATGCTGTTCAGCGTCTGTGTCCCAAAGTCGACGATGCCCGTGAGTGCTCCGGAGAACTTCTCATAGGCAGCAATCCCGAGACCTTCCGCTGCGGATCCGAATTCTGTCATGGCGCCTTTCAGGTTGTCCTGCATGACGCCGGCCATCTTTTCCGCAGCACCGGTACTGTTTTCAATCGCAGATGAGAGCTTGTCGAAGTCACCCTGCTCCGCGTTCATCAAAGCCAGGAAGCCAGACAGTGCATTCTGCCCGGCAATGGTTTTGGCATAGTTGGTCTGCTGTTCCTGGGACAGACCGTTCCATGCGGCGCGCATATCCACAAGAACATCCTTGAAGTCCCTCATGGAGCCGTCTGACTTATAGAACTGGACACCCAGCTTTTCTGTCAATGTACCGAGAGCGCCCAGCTTTGTCGAGGATGCTCCCGCGTCGGTGGCCAGTCTTGTGAAGATGGACCGGAGCGCGGTACCTGCCTGTGTTCCTTTAATACCCGCATTTGCCATCAGGCCTGCGGCAATAGAAACATCTTCCAGTGTGTATCCAAAGGATCCGGCTACGGCTCCAGCATATTTGAAAGTCTCACCCAAGAGGGAGACGTTCGTGTTCGAATTGGTCGAGGCAGCTGCCAGTACGTCAGCCATGCGGCCGGCTTCCTCCGCAGACATACCGAATGCCGTCAGGTCATCGGTAACGATGTCGGAAGTAGTCGCCAGCTCTTCTCCGGAAGCAGCTGCCAGATTGAGGATGCCATCAACACCGGAGATCATCTGCCCCGCGTTCCAGCCTGCCATGCCCATGTACTTATATGCCTGGGCAACTTCGGAAGCGGAGAACTTCGTCGAACGGCCCAACTGCTTCGCCTTGTCCCCGAGCTGGTCAAGGGCCTTACCAGAAGCCCCGGAGATAGCCTCAACCTCTGACATGGCCGCTTCATATTCTGATCCTACTTCGACCGCGTATTTCGCGGCTTCGATGGCTTTCTCACCAAGCTTCTGTAGGGCGTTGCCTGCCAAGTCTACGGCCTTCGCCTTGGCCATCGTGCCTAGGCTGACACTGACCTCCTTAATGGAATCGGTAGCGTTGTCCGCACCTTTGCTCACATCATCCATTGAATTGGCGAGCTTGCCGGCTTCTGAAGATGACTTATTCATATCGCTGGCATTCTTCTCCAGCGCAGTATTGTTCTTCCGGATATCAGACTCAGCCTTGTTTACCTTGCTGTCCCAGGCTGACAGGCGGCCCTCCGCTTTCAGATAGTTGGCCGTCTGTTTATCAACAGCAGCACTGAGTTTCTCAACCTCTCGGGCCTGCTTTGCATAACCGGGATCGCTGTCAGACATCCTGGAAAGCGCAGACTGGGCCTCTTTCAGCTGGTTCTCCAGTTCTTCCAGTGCCTTCGCCTGCTCTTTGTATGCCTTTTTTGCATTAGACTGACCGGTCTTTGCGGCCGTCAATGTCCGCTGGTATGCTTCTTCCTTCTGCTTCAGGAGATCCTGCTTTTTAGTCAGGTATTCCATGGAAGTCGCGGAATCCTTGAACTCAGATTTCAGGGTCTTTAACTGAGCATCCAGCTGCTTTGACACCTGCTGAGCGTTTTTCATTCCCTGGGCAAATTTCTGTTCGCCGTCCAGGGCCAGCACGATTCCAATCTTCGGCATACTGTCACCACCTTGAGTCTAAAAAATAAAGCACCTGCACAAATGCGCAAATGCGCAAATGCAGATGCTTATGGTAAATCGTCAATGGACATCATGATCTCTTTCTTGTGTCCATTCAATATCAGGTATTCATCATATATCTTGAAAAACTTCCTGGGCGTCATGTTAAAGACTTCCGTCTCCGTATACCCCAGTTTCTTAGTTCCGATGTATAAGAGCCGGGCAATATTTAACTGCTCCGGCTCGTCCTCGGGTTTGGGTCTTCTTCCTCATCACTTTCCGGAAGAGAATAGCCGTATGATGTCATCACCGGCCGGATCAATCTTGCTGCAAGAGGAACGTCGACCAATTCTTTAACGTCTTCCAGTTTGATCGGATCCTCGTTGCTTCCAGCACGCCTGATAGAGTCATTGATCAGGGCAGTCAACAGGAAAGCCATCACCGGATATGTCTCCCTGGGATCCGTTATCCTGGCCATGACCTTTGCCACAGCCTGATCGTAATGATCCTGCACCTCGTCAACAACGGCCAGCGTAAAAAGGATATCTCTCTCTTTCCCGTCAAGCAGGGTGATCGGTAATCCTTTCGGCCTGAGATCGCTCATTTATTCCTCCTCATTTATTCCGGCCACTGCATGTACCGGAACTGGTGGCCGCATGCCACCCTTGTATCCGTAAAAATCGGGATGTTTTCAGCCTTGCACTTTTCACAGAAATACAGATCTTCCGACAACATCCCGCGGTTCTTGCCTTTATAGTTTACCCAGTCATACCAAGGATACTGGGTCCTCCGGAAAACATCCATACTAATCAGCGCGCACCCCATGCCGCCGCCATGGATCCGGATCTTCTTACGGCCTTCTTCCCGCATCTGTTTCATTTCTTCCGCCGTGAACTCAGACTCCAGCGGATAGTTGAAATATGGGGTCCCGTCCGGCTGCAGCAGTCTGCAGATACAGGTTCGTCCGGAATACCTGTTATCGGATCCCCTGTGTGCATAATACCCGAGCACAACTTCTTTCGGGTCATCCATAAGGAATATCAACGCATCATTGGGTATCTGCACATCATTGTCCACCATGAGAACATAATCCACGCCCAGCTCCTGGGCCTTTATCACGATCCTGTTCCTGGCTGTCGCGACATCATAGCCTCGAACAAATTCAAACTGAAGATCATGACCATCCGGATCCAGATCGTAAATCGACTTGAATGTATCCGGATAAATGTTCTCAAACGTGGGCACCGCTATAAGGATCTTCATACCATGCTCCTTATCAGATCGCAGACGCGCTGCGAGGAATGTCCATCGCAAGCGCCGGCAGTAAGTTTTATGCAGCTTCTTTCAGTCTCTCCTAAACCGTCAGCAGCCCGCAGCAGCGAAAGCAGGCTTTCTTCATCTGTGGCATATCTCGAAGAATACTGCCACGGATATTCCAGGTACATGCCGCGGGTCTGAGTGTACCCTTCGACTTTCTCAAACAGCACGACCGGTTTACCCAGCAGGTAAGCGTCGAACATGATCGAGCTGTAGTCTGTGATCACGACATCACAGTCATACAGGTACGGCGTGGAAGGCGTACCGGATGAAACCTCCACGATATGCTCATATGCGCATTTGCGCAGGATCCGCTTTGTCACCGGATGCGGTTTCACGATGAACACTTCATCATCCCGCAGCTGGCTGTCGATCAGATCCCAGTCCAGATCCGGCATCGGCGTCTCTTCCTTCGTCCGGAAGGTCGGGACGTACAAGTATGCCCTCTTCTTCGCAAGACCGGTCCCTCCGTCCCCTTTGCGCTTTCCCGCATATACATCCGTCCTTGGCATACCGAGCGGCAGCACGATATCTTCCGGAACACCGCTCTGCTTTGCCACCAGCGGGATCATTGCCTCGCTTGTCGTAATGACATAGTTCAGCAGCCTGGCATTTTTCTGCGAGTGATACGGATGCGGCTGGTCGAGTCCGAAGGTCTTCCCGCCTGATATCCCGTGCCCGATCATAATAGCCTTGCCGGGTGACAGCCCGATAAACTCATCTGTCACCCGCAAGGCATATTTTCTTGATGTGAGCTCCGGGCATTTGTGCCACGGGCTTACCGGGATGAATTCTTTCGACCCATCATAGGCATCAAAGACAGCCTTGATGTTCTCGGCCCGGTCGAACGGGCGGTTGCTGGTGAACAGCACTATGTTTTGCGCCTGAAAGTAATTGCCCATCAGTTTCCGCCCTCACCTTCCGTTATGAAGAAGCGCCGGTAGCGCCGGTCACACCGACGATCGCATCCAGGTACGCCTTGGCAGCGGACAGGGACGTAAACTCCTTCGATTTTCTCCAGTCGCCGTTCTGCAGGGTGAACATGTTGCCCTCCAGCGTAGTATGGGTGAAGGAAGTGGAGTCCTGCTTGGTCGCATTGTCATCACCCGGCTCCCTGAACTGGCACTTCGGGTAGAACTTCGCGACATACATCAGGGTACCGTTTCTTTTCGACTTGCCGACGAAACCAATGCCCAGGTACGGCGCCATATCATCAGCATTGGAAACGATCTCATCCCCGGAGCTGCTGTGCCCGAGCATATATGCTTCCTGCGCAGCAGTCAGCTCGTTATGTTCCACACTGATCGTTCCATCGATAACGGAAGTATCCGTCTCAGTCACACGGTCATCACCGTAGTCCTTCACGTCATTCGCGTTCGGGCTGAAGTTGAAAGCCGCATTCGGGCCCATGTAAATGCCGTCCGTATACTCGACAGTGCTCAGAGAGGTGTCAGTTCCGGCGGTCAGTTTTCCCATTACGGTATACTCAAAGCCAATTTTAGCCATTGTTTTTACCTCCTATAACTTTTGTAGGTTAGCGCCCGGACTCGTGTTGCCGCCCGGTCGGTACAAAAAGCGCCTATTTGGCGCCAAGTTCTTTTGCGACAATTTGTTCCATGATCTTCATGCAGGGGTTTTCCGCTGCTTTTGCTGCTTTTGTTCTCCATGGACGGGCAGGGGTTTTCGGTGTGCCATATTCCAGATATGCTGCCTTCTCCCCGTTCCGGACCCCCTTGCTGTCTCTTCCAGTGGGCCGCGCTACGGAATACGCCCCGTAAGAGTTGACCTTGGCGTGTGTCGGCTGAATGGACGACGCGATGGATCCTGTCGAATACGGCCCCCGTTCCGAGGATCCGACAGCTGCTTTCATGGTGGAGACCACCTTACCCTTTGCAGCGTCTACTGCTTTTTTCGCGACCTCGTCCACGTTCTGTTTTTTGCTGTACTTATCCAGCATTTTCAAAACGTCATCGAAGCCGGTTATGCTAAGACTCGCCATAGGGATCATCCTCCGGGATATTGCAGTAAAAACAAACGTGCGTGAAACCGGTACCGTTTTTTGAAGTGGACAGATCCGAATCATACATCGGAACCACTTCCGACACGGTAAAACCCGCTGTTTTCAGCGCGTTTCGGATCTTGTTCTTCATCTTCAGGTAATTTACCCTGCCCTTGGCAAAGTAATGCACCTGGATGTAATCCATCCACTCATGTTCTTCATCGTCCCCGAAATCCGCCGACGATTCTATTTCCGGATTGTAAACAATATACGCATCCGGATCTTCTTCAACAGGTTTTGAAAGAGGCCAGATGTTCCCGCTCACCAGACCGGTCAAGGCCGTATTGATTTTGCTGTTAACACTTGCCATATCATCACCCGCATATCAGTTCGATCATGGATTTGTCGGGCGAGTATGTCCTGATGATGTCATAAGTATCTCCGTCATACTCGATCCGTGTAGCATTCGGTGCAAGGGCAAAGTCCTCTTTCCGTACTTCAAGCACGGTTTTGACGTGCAGCCCGGACCTGAGTGCGTCATAGAACTCCGTCCGGGTTGCCGACTTCGGCCTCACAAATACGGTTTCCTTTGAGAGCGTTTCCTTCGGGAAACCGTCCGCGTCCTTCCCGTTTGTGACTGTAATGAGGACAGCTTCTTCATCCATCTGAATCACCGTCCTCGTCATAGTTTCCGAAGAGTGCCATTCCGTCCGCAAGAGACTCATAAGCGTGGATAAAGCGCTCATTGTCCTTGTCGTATCCGTAGTGGCCTTTGCAGTACAGTTTGACTGCCTGCTTGGTCAACGAATCGTCAAGGTCTATTATTCCGACTCCCCTGCGCTGCAGGTCTGCCGCAGCGGCTTTGATCAGCAGCGTAACTTCCTCTTTCGAGGTTGTCGTCTCTTTGACACGGATGGCTTTTATGATCTCTGATAAGTATGCTGCAGTAATCGTCAACGCCATCAGAGATCACCTCACTCTCCCTGGGCAGCCAGGAAGGCCGCAATCATTGCTGATTTATTCATTGATGTTGATATACCCTCGTACCCCAACTCAGCAGCAAGCGCAGCGATCTGGGCTTTGGTCAGTGCCGTCAGCTCCTCTTCACTGTACTTGCCATCCTGATTGGTATCAGCCTCATTGGCGAGGGTTATGATTCCCCCGTTGCACCCGTCGCACCGGTTGCACCTGCCTTCAGCAGCGCGAACGCCTTGGTGCTGAGCACGCCGCCATCCACGATCGCATAAGCGCAGTAGTCAGCGGTACGGGGCTTCACATGCTCCTCGGTAGTGATGCTCATGTCCTTATTGACATTGGCCAGATAAGCGACGCTCGGAGCGCCCAGGAGCACATCGCCGGTGGGGATGGAAGCGTCCTCTTTGACCGGCAGGCCGAAGATGCGGTTGATCCCGCCGTTTGCCGGATCAGCGATCATGATCGGACGGCCGACCTGATCCTTGACGTTGGCCAGCTGTGTCCAGATGGTGTCAGAGTTCGCATAATATGCCAGGGATCTCTGGCCAACTTTCACCTTGGCCCGCTGCGCGGTCAGATCTGCATAGGACACACCGTTGTCAGCATCGTACTCAACGACCTGCGGGGTGGAAACTTCAGCCTCAAGGGCTGTGATGATGCCCTTCGGTTCCGGCTTGAACAGATCATACTGGCCCGGCTGGCCCTTGCCGCTGGCGACACCATAGCCGAGGCCGGCGCCCATCTTCTCAGCCAGCTTGCGCTCGATGAACGGGATGAAATCTTCGACAGCCATCTCACGGAGCTTCCAGGACACCGTGACAGCCCTGGACAGTTCGCAGCCATTCAGCGTCAGCTGGATGAAATGCTCTTCGCCGTCAGCGGTAGCTGTGCTCTCGTCATACCATGCAGCATCGGAGCTGGTGTTGGAGATCGGGACGGTATAGGCGCCCTTCACATAGGTCTTCTGGACGTCAGCCCACAGCGGATACTCTTCCTCGACCAGGTCCCAGATCTTGGAAGCGACGGTCTCCGGGATCACATATCCGGAATTCTCTGTGGTATGCGTATAGCTGTTCACCATGGTGACCAGCGACTGCTCGTCATCGGTCAGCTTCCTGCCCATCATGAGCTTCGCCCATGCAGTTACATAAGCGTCAGACTTCATCAGCGCTTCCGGGGTGTCCTGCTGAGCGGGAACCGGAGCCATATTCATGGCCGCTGCCGGAACGGTGTTCTCAAGACCCACGCCGGTCATCGCCTGCACGTTGACGGTGCTCTGGCTGTCAGACAGTGCATTCAGATCTGCCTGCCTCTGGCAGATAGCTTCCCATTTCTGATCGAGGGCCTCGACCTCTGCTTTCTTAGCGTTGTATTCCTCATCGGATGCTCCGCTGTCAATAAGTGCCTGGAGCTCGTTCATGAGCGCCTTTCTCTGTTCAAGATATTCGTTGTATTTCATCTTGACTTCCCTCCTATATCTTTTGTAGGTTAGCGGCGGGGCTCCATTCGTCCCCGTCGGTGTTACTGTGTTTAATTACGACGCGCCTGAAGCATGAGAGCGTCATATTCACGCATACGCCGGACTGAGTCTGCGGATACCGGATCCGGATTATCCAGCCCAGGAATATCAGCGACTTCAATTCCTGCCTTGAAGAGTTTCCCATACGAAGCATTGACAGTTTTCGTACCGCCCATAGTCGCCCGTACTTTCTCCATCTGCTCCTTGGTCGGCAGCTTGAACAGCCCGGATGAAGCGACCATTGGCATTTCCTCTGCCTCTTCAAACATGACTTCGTCGACTAAGCCTTTTTCTTTTGCCTGGGCAGCTGTAAGCCATGTCTCGTGCTCCATCATATCGAGCGCTTCCTCTTCGGTCATGCCAGTCTTTGCCGTGTATGCCGTGCACATCGCCCGGTCTGCCGTGCGCAGGACTTCCGCCATATGCTCCATATCCGTATGGTTACCACCGGCCCAGGATGATACACAATGCACCATCATCAGCGCGGTCGGCGCCATTATGGCATGGGCTGCGCACGCGATCACGGAAGCCGCGGAGCATGCTTCCCCGGTGATATAGATCTCGACGTTGCATTTTTCTGCCGCTTCCCGGAGCAATGTGTAGATCTCCGAACCGACATCAATCACCCCGCCCGGCGAATTGATATACACGTCGATATCATCACCCGGCTGGGCTACGTCCAGAACCTTCTGTACGTCTCTCGGGCAGGCACTGTCTTCCTCAAAGAAGTCATAGAACCATTTGTAGTCATTAGGAATGATCCGGCCCCTGATGTTTATCTTATGTCTCGCCATCTATCTCACCTCCTTCCATCAGTAATGCCTGTTTTCTGTTCTGCTTCTGTTCCTCCACCGGAACTGTATCCAAACGCCTGATATAAACGTCCCCGCCCGGGATTGGCGGAAGGTTCAGCACAGCGCGCCACTCGTTCACGCTTAACGCGCCGCGGTCAACCATCTGCACAAGACTCAGTTTCGTCTGCATGGACGCGCACTGCAGGTTGCTCGCTTCACAGGCGATCCTGTTTCCGAAGCTGATCTCCTTGCGGGAGAACAGCCTCATGGTAAGCACATCGCCGTACTGTATGGCATACGGCTCGATCACCGCCTCATAATAAGCGTTCCACTCGTCTTCGTTGTATGAGCTCTGTACGATCTTCTCATTTGTGTTGAAGAATGAATAGACGCGATCCTTGATCCGGTCCGTGACAGCCGCATTCGGGACATAATCCTTCGGCTCGATCTGCTTCGCGTCCACCTTGCTGTCCGTGCCGGCAGCTCCGAAGCTCTCAGACTCGTAGGACAGATAACTGTTCACGAATTCCTTGACATTCTTCTGGATGTCTTCCGGACGCATGGATGACGTGAATTTCAGCAGCCAGCGGATCACAGAGCTGTTCTTGATGGCCTTGACGATGCCCTGGTCGATCACACCAACGCATTCCATCAGCTGCGCAAGCGCGGCACCGGGATGCGTTCCGAACACCTCGTTCTCGCCGTAGTCACGCCTGAGGTGCACGATATCGGAATAGTAGAAGGCATTCGTCTTACCGTTCCGGTAAATAAATTTGATGATCAGCGTTCCCTGCCGGTCATATACCGCCTCCGCGTTCACGCACGGGATCGGGTACAGCCCGCATGGGATCCCGTTCTCATCCCGTACCACCAGAGCAAAGGCGTTGTTGTTCAGGAGCAGCTGCGCGGCCATCTTCTCCTGGAACTGCTGTGCGGTCATGATCGCGTTCGGATACTTCAGCAGCATCGCGATATTAACTCGCGGATTGACCTGCAGCCCGTTCTTCGGATCCTCCCGGATGTGCTTTGCCACCAGCTTCCCGACAGCCTGCACATACGGCCTCATACATGACCTGATCATATCGGACTGATACAGCCGGCCATTCCAGGCATAATAATATTCTCCCCAAGTTGTGACCATTGCGATCTGGCTGCCCTCATTCGGTTTTGCAATGGCCGTGTTCTCTTTCAGCGTGGGTTCCCTTCCACGGAAACGATCAAAAAATCCCATACGCACCTCACTAAATCACACTCAGGTAATCACTCATGTTGTCCTGATATACTACATATGCGTCCAGCAGTGCCATCGTTCCGTCGATCCTTCTGGTCGGGACGCTGGTCTTAACCGGACGAATATTATCATTTTTATCGACCTCAACGGCCGTGTTGAACAGACACCATTTGTCGATCGGATTATCATTGTAGACAATCTTCTTGGCAGACAGATCCGCCCCAAGGGACTTGCATGGCCCAGACAGTGTCTTCATGCCCTGGATGACCGGGACCATCACCGAAGCGCCGAAAGTCCCCTGCATTTCCTCGACCCAGTATTTTGCTGACCAGGAGTCATATCCGACCTTGTACAGGTAGATATCATATTTGTTCTGGACCTCAAGGAACCACTCCGTGACATCGTGGTAGCTGATCTGGTTCCCTTTGCATGTCCGCATCAGCCCGCGTTCAATCCAGACGTCATACGGAATGTGGTCTTCCTTCACGCGCTGTTCTACCAGATCCTCCGGCATCCAGTACATCTGCAGCACGTAGATCCGGTCATCATCCGGCACCCGGAAGATCACTTTCGCGGCAGTCAGGTCTGTCGTCTTGGACAGGTCCGCGCCTCCGATCCCGTATCTCGGTTTCAGCTCCGCAACGTCAAACGTTGCCGGGTTCATTGCCTGCTCTGCGGTCAGCCAGGCTTCGGAAGTTGTCTCCGGAATGTTGAATTCCTTACAGACCAGGTTCTTTACCAGGAGCGGGTTTTTCTTTGCCCTCTCGACCTTCTCTTTGAGCGTCGTGTAGTTCTTGATTGTCCCCAGGCCCGGGTTAGCCTTCTTCCAGCATTCCGGATCCTCCCATTCCTTCCGGCTGTCCAGCTCGTAGATGAACGCGATCAGTCGGTCATCCCGGTATCCGTTCGGATCAAAGTACCCGTCGATAACGCGCTTGGCTTCGTCGTACTTCTGGTCATATATATCCTCACGGATGGTTCCGGCCGTACTTGTTATAAATATCAGAGGTTGCTCACGCGCCGTAACACCATCCGCGATGATATCGTAAAGGGCTTTTCCGCTTTTCCACTGATGGACCTCATCCATCAGACCGCAGTGGATATTCAGACCGTCCAGCGTATTGCTGTCGGAGGCGAGAGGTTTGAAAACGCCGTCACAGAAATCAGCGTCCAGCTCCGCCACCAGGGAACGGATCCGCTTGGCGAGCACCGGTGACTTGGCCACCATCCGCTTGCCCTCCAGCCAGATGATCTTTGCCTGGTCGCGCTTCGTGGCCACCGCGTACACTTCCGGGCCCGGCTCACCGTCGGCCACCAACATGTACAGCCCGACGATGGAAGCGATCAGGGATTTCCCGTTCTTCTTCCCGACGATCAGGATCGCTTCCCTGTACTTCCTGCAGCCCTCAATATCAATAAACCCAAATATGGCAGCGAGCAGGGCTTTTTCCCAGAGTTCAAGCCTGACCTTCCGGCCGCCGTACTTGCCTTTGCTGTGCCTGCAGAAATTCTCTGCAAACTCGATAACATGGTTGCCCCGTTTCGGGCTGTAAAAAAACTCATCCGGATGATCAATATCATGGACGAGTTTCCTGTATGTCTTTCTCACCTTGACGGAGACTCTCTCCCGCCCGGTCTGAATAGCCTCCCAGTATTCCCGGATTGGATTGTAGTCATCCGGGTACTTAATCAGTGCGGTTGTTGATGAACTCTTCAAAGCCATCGCTCTTTTCCACCATAGTTCGGTCTGTCTTGGGCAGGCAGTCCAGCAGGATCTTCATGGCAGCAGTCTGCTTCTGGGACATCTGCAGATACAGCTGCGCATCCGGGCTTTGCTTGGTCCCGTACTGGTTTTCACCGTTCTTATACACCACAGTCGTGCCGTCCCTGACGATATTTTCCCGCAGATCCTGCATGGTGACCGTCATGAAGGCCACATCCTCGATCGTGGTGAAGACCAGCTTCTTCTTATTGGCATCGATTTTGGAGAACAGCCTCTTCAGCCGGGAAACCTCTTTCTTTATCCGGCTTTGTGTATCCAGATATCCGGAAATGCTGTCATATTCCGCTTCCCTCCTGGCTTCTTCGTCCATATATCGCTTACTGTCCCGATCGACCAAAATACTACACCCCTTCTTCTGATTTCCTGCGTATTACTCCAAGG